TTATAAATTGCTAATAGCTGTCTCAAAAATCGAGACGGCTTTTTTAGCGCCTTCTTTTGTTGCATGGACATAAGTATTCAATGTCATTGAGATATTAGAGTGACCCAACCTATATTGCAAGTCTTTAGCCTCTATCCCAGCGTAAAGCATAATTGTAGCGTGGGTGTGGCGGAAGCCATGGAAACTAATGTCAGGCACGCCAGCAGCTTTAAAATGCTTTTGAAGCCTTTTTCTAAGCAAACAAGCGTAGGCGTATTTTGTGGTAAACGGAGTAAAAACAATCGTCTCAGACCGTCCTAGATCCCAAGATAAAACTTGCTGACGGTTTTTATATTGCTTAAGAAGTAAGACGGTAGCTCTATCAATCTCAATGTCTCTTAATCCTGCTTTTGATTTAGGAGTGTTTGTTTCCTGATATCTATTCAGAGTTTTGGAAACCTTGATAGTTCCTTTTTCTAAATCAATATCAGACCATTCAAGAGCTAGAACTTCTCCAATCCGACAACCAGTAGCGAGCAAGGTCTTGTAAAGAACGTAATCAAAGAAGTTTTCATAGCTAGATAAATCTAAGTCATCTAAATAGTTCAAGAATTGCTTTAGTTCTTGATTGCTGAAGAACTTCACCTTATGTTCTTTGTTATTTTGTTTTCGAGGAATGATGACATCACGAGCTGGATTATGTTCAATAACTTGCATAGTAACGCCATATTGTAGGATACGGCGATTGATATTATTTAGAAAGCTGTAGTTAGCATATGCGCCTTTAATGCCCTTATTAGCGTTGTTAGCCCACTTATTAACTTGTTGTTGAATAACAGGGGTAGTTAGCCTAGATAGCTTGCAATCCCCAAATGCGGGCAAAATATGAAGTCTTACAATACCTTCCATAGATTGTCGAGAGTTTGGTTTGATCGTATTCTTGTAACTCTCCCACCATAGGGCTGTTAACTCTTTATAAGTGGTTATTGTCGGCTTCTCTTTGACGGTATAGCCATTCATAGCAAAGTTATTTAGAGCGTCACGAGCTTTTATTTTGACCCCTTTTTTAGTTGAAGCTGTAATAGTCGTGCGAGCCTTCTTACCTGTTACCTGGTCAACACCAAGATAGACACTAGTGCGGTACACGGTTGTACCGTTCTTCTTTTTGTATTCTTTTATGTTCATGATAATACCTTTCTAACATCAGTAAGCAAGTATGGGATTTAGTTAGGTATTTAGGTTTTATCATGGTTGATAGTTATGTTGCTAAGAAGTAATTAAACGTTTCATAGCTCAGGAGAAGATTCTTTAAAACTAGTTGGACAACTGTGAGGATTGAAATTTTAGCTTGAGGTTTGTCCAACTGTTGGACAAAGTCTCACCTTTCATGGGTGAGTGGATTGAAATCAGGAAACATAGAAACCTATTTCATTGCAAGTCTAATTCAACTACAAATTTTTCATTACTCATACTGAAAGTTGGCTTAACTTCTAATTCCATTTTTTCATTTCCGTTAACCCCAAAGCCTGTTACGGCATTTTCGTAACTACGACCAGGAGATAATGTTTCCGTTGTTGAAGTTATTGGATAGGTTTCCATCTTTTTATTGCCAACATACAATTCCATTTCAGATGACACTAAATATTCTTTATCAGTGTTATTGACTACGTTGTACGTTACCTTCAGTACTTTTTCAGGATTTGTTTCATCAAATTCATTCCGTTCATCCGTAAATTCGGCATTGGTTACTGTAATTTCCAATCCATTATTGAAGGTTAGTTTATCTCCAATTTTGTATTTTTGATTCTTGGGTGTTTTGTTCTCCGTTTTATTGGTAACAACTTCTTTTGTAGTTGTCTGCTTGGTAGCTGTTTTTGGCTGGCTATTATTAGAACAAGCAACTAGGAAAAGAATAGATAAAACTGTAGCTCCTAAAGTGACTAACTTTTTCATAAAAATCTCCTATCAGCTTTTAGCGTGAATCAGGTATTGCACGTATATATAAATATCTAAAATACTAATACTAGCTTTTAGAATATTTCCTAAATGTTATTGAGTCATCATAAACTCCATAAAATCAGACGATTTTTAGCGCTGAGATTGCGATTCTAAGGCTCTCTACGAAGTTACGCTTGAATAACAAATAACAAACCTATGGCTTCTTCTTATGGCGGAAGGCTGGCGTGTTAATGATATGGAATGCTATGGTTGCCAATATAAGTGTTAATTATTGTTTGGTGAGTTAGTTGCGAGCTGGTCGGTATCAGGGAGATTTTGGAGAGAAGTTTTTGCTTTCTTTTTGCAACTCCCACATGTCTCTGGTAAACTTCCTAACTTGATTTTTATAGGGAATTTCAAGCTGCCTGTAATTATACAGAAGGTCATGCTCATCAGGTTCGGTTGCGATCATGTCGAAGGAAAAAGGCTCGTCGCTGTTGTTGGCTTCTAGTAAAAGATTGGCTTGCTCTTCTGTTCGGAGATTACTATTTCCTAAAAGATAAGGTACTGATACCCTGAAATAATCAGCTAGCATTCTAGCTTGTGGGGGTTTGATTTCATATTCACCTTTTTCCCAACGCGATACAGTTTTTACATTTATACTCAATAGTTCAGCAATTTTATTTTGAGTGACATTATTTTCTTGTCTTAACGCTTTTAGTCTATTCATTAGCAAAAATACCTTTCACAGAGTTATTATAACACAAAAATATTGAGAGCGGACAAAATGTCTAAAAATCTCAAAAAAAATAGCATGTAGCACTTTGCAAAAGACAATATGTCTGGTATAGTTAAAATATAAAGACATTATGTCTGTTTATAAAATAAAGGAGGTGGACAAATGTTAATTACAAAGGATATTGCATTAAAAGTCAAGATTAAGCGTGCCAAGAACGATATGACAAAATCGAGTTTAGCAAAGACCTTATCAGTTTCACGAGGATTAATTCCTAAAATTGAAGCAGGCGACTACGACGCCCCTAAGCGTATTTATCAAAATATCGTTAATTGGCTTTTAGAAGACGCTTAACCATTTCAAAATACCTTTCACAAAATTTATGGAATGGTTAGCAGAGGATTATTAGAAAGGCAGGAACAAAATGAATAAACAGGTCAGTATTTTTGAAGAAGTCAATAGCAATATGAGACAAGTTATGCAGGTTATTGCAACGACAGATTTTCAAGGACATCAGCTAGACATTTATGGGGATATTCAAGAACCGTTATTTATGGCTAGAGATGTCGCTGAAATGATTGATTACAGCAAAACCACTCAAGGAAAATGGAATGTAGCTAAAATGATTAGCTTAGTCGATGAAGACGAAAAACTAAAGGGTATCCCTAATGGTAATACCCTAATCAATAGCGGTACAAAAGTCTGGTTTTTAACTGAACATGGACTTTATGAAGTGCTTATGCGGTCAAGCAAACCCAAGGCTAAAGAGTTTAAGAAAACAGTCAAGAACATTCTCAAAGAAATCCGTTTGAATGGCTATTACATGCAAGGGGAGCTTATCCAAAACAGTCAACCGACCCCAGACATTGATGATTTAAGCTATATCAAGCAGAAGTTAACTGACTTACAGAACGTTGACAGCTTACAAGATTTACGGTGGAAGATGGCTAAGTTATATCACGTCATCGAAACACTGGATGAATATTAAGAAATAAGACAACAAAAAAAGCGCAATAATACGCACGGATAAAGGAGAAATGATTATGAAAGCAACAACTTACAAAGAGTTGAAGAAATGGATTGATGAAGGTGTTGATTTAGCTGAGCTAGCACAGGGTTACGCTGACAAAGTACCAAATGCAGATCGCGAACAGTTTGAAGCAATCACACAGGGAATTTTCAACGTATTGGAAGGCGTATCGCTCATGCTTGATGACAAAGTGCTAATCTATAATCGCAAAGCAGAGCAAAAGCGTTTGAATGACATTGAACAAGGTGATTATTAATTAATAATCAAGAGTAACAAAAAAAGCCTTGAACTTTGGCGAGGAACAGGCTTTGCACTTCAATTAACTAAAACCACAAAAAAGCAAGTATGGGATTTAGTTAGGTATTTATTTAATTATACCACAATCAACATCAGGGCGCTACCCCTTAAAACTGGCATGAATCTAGTATAGTAAAAACCACAACAAAAAAGAAGAGAGAAAAACAATGAAATATAGAGTAGAAACAAATCCTTTTTCAAAAGATAGATACACTCCTGAACAGCGAGAAATGTTCAAAAATCGCCAACTCAGCAAAGATAAAGCTGAAGCCTATTTCACTCGACTATATAACCAACATATTGCTTGGGTGATTATTGCTAACGTTATGACAGAATACGTCAATAAATTCAGAAAAAGTGCCACCAGCTTTGAAGAATCATGGGAAGCTTTAGGCTATCAAAGAACCACAGAGATTGTCTTTAGAGCCGTTAACGGTTTACCTTGTTCAGAGAAAGACACAGGGGAACTAGAAACTTATTTAAGTGAGGTATCGGCATGAGGAGTATTGAAGAATTAAAAGCGATTGCTGAATATATTTTGGAACACATGACGGATAGTGAAAAAGCCCATTTTCCTAACATGACAAGAGAAGAAATAAAAGGATTGATAATTAAATATGACAGTTCAAGAACTTAACCTCACACCAACACAGACACTTATTTTATTCATTGTTCTAGGTCTCATAGGGCTTCTTCTTAGCCTTTCTAAGCCATTAATAGAGATTGACTTACCAGAAGATACCCAAGTACCTAAACCACCTCAGAACGCAAACTATGGGGCTTATATTCAATCACAGAACCATTATTACAATTAGGAGGGAACAGATGCAATTATTATCACGAGAAGCAGAATTAGAACTACTAGAGAAGGTGGGTTGTTACCTTGAAAAACGTTGGCAACTTGAACTAGAAAACAAAGATGATTGGGATTTAATTCCAAGGCAAGATCTACTGGAAAAACTAGACATTACTGGTACCACGTTAAAAAATTGGGAAAAAGAGGGCTTAAAGTCATATCAGTCGCCATTCGAGAACAGTAAGAAGGTGTATTACCGTAAAAGTGATATTTATAATTTTTTGAGCGTTGACTAGGAGGACTTTGTGGATTATTTAGAGGTCACCATGACAAAAGATTGTGTAAAATATTCATTTTTCTGTATAAATACCCCACAAAAGTATACCAAAAGGACGAGTATTTCAAATTACTGTATATGCATCCCTTGGACAGCTTTTTAACAAGTTTCTCCCTATCGGGCATCCGAGTGAAAGTTACAGACAAACCTGTTTTAGCAGGGTGGAAACTTGTTAGGGATATAGAGGTTAGAATTGCTACGGGGGAACTCTTGGAAATGATTGAAGAGCTAGAAATATGCTATTTAAGGAAGCACCAGACGGTTTCTTACGTTGAAATTAAGTTCTATGTCGTCCATCTATTGACTTATGGTATTAGGTCACGTTACGATATGCAATTTTTTACTAAGTTGTTGTTTTGTTGTGGTTATGATCAAGAAACTGTTATCGGTATTTATAGCAATATAACCAAAAATACCAGACTTTCAAGGGATTTTATAACTTTACAGGCTAAACTTTACCAAACAAAGAAAGGAACCCATGAGCATTAAAGAAAACATTGACAAATTAGTATCTATGGAATGGACTGAATCAATTTTTGGGCAATCTAAAATGAAAGCAGACTATAAACGCCAACTATCTAAGGTGATTGAGTTGGATACCTTAAGCAATATACACCATAATGGGGAAACCTATGCTGTTTCAAATCAAGAAGTCATGTACTTAAGTGAGAGTAAAGGTAGAACTCATAAGTTTATTTCAGGAAACGTTAAAACAAAATCTAAAGGAAAGGGAAGAGATAGCCAAAAGTATCTCGTTGTTTCCTTTGACCATCAATTCCCACCTTTTGCTAAGTTAGTGGTTGATTATCTACTTGGACGATTTACTTTTTTTAACAACAAATTATACGATGTTAACAATCGTCAAGCGCAAGTGTTAGATGATTTCACTATTCAATCGTTATACGGCTTCAAAAAGGATAACCCATTCATTTTAGAGATTCTGGAAGGAATCCACCAAACCTTGAATATTAGACCTGCGAAACAACTTGAAGCTTATAAGATTTCTGGGAGAGATTTCATTATTGATCTTAAGGAACATCGGTTATACCGAACAAATCCCAGTCCTGATAGTTCCTTCTTTAAGTTTTATGATGTCGATTATCACACAGCAATCGGTAGTAAGAAAAAAGTTGGCAAGTTTTTAGATTATGTTATCGCAGACCATGATAGCTTGCACAATGCAACGTTACAAGCCTATTATATCGCACAGGTCGCTTGTGGACTGAAATCGAAACAAAATTTCTTTATCTCTAAATCTGGTGTGAGAACTGGTAAAGGCTTAAGACATATTGGGCTTAGCGGTATCTTTAATAAAATCGATGTTGAGTTAGACTTATTGATTAAAGGTGGCTTTGAAGCTAGCAATGCTTGGGGTGCTTTTGCTGGTGGAGAAATGGCTCTAGCAACAGAGCAAGGGGATATTGTAGGCGATAAAATGGAGCGTGTGCTTAAAATTATTGCTACTGAGAAAACCCATATGGCTAGAAGTATTGGTGGCAATTTAGGAACAGTTAATTTAACAAGTGTTCTGTGTATTGACACAAACCGCACTGTTGCGCTGTCGGATGAGATGAATGGTAGGGCGGTGTTGATCCAATACCAGAATAGACCAGAAGGGGAAACTGATTTAGAACGTGAAAAGGCTTTTGAAGAATATTGGCAAACCTTCACTGAAATGGATAAAAGCCCTAAAATTGAAGGAGTGATAGGTTTTTTACTTGTATCACTTGATTACTTCCGAAAAAATGACATGAAATTTGATTGGAGAGCGGTCGAAGTGGTGAACGATGATGATTTAGATGATTTTCAAGTTTACCTGATTAACCATCTTTCTGAAAAAGACTTTGTAGAGCGTGACTCTTATGTTAGAGAGCTGTATAACTCTACTTACGGGAAAAATAACAACCAAGCTAGCCAAAAGATGCGGACAATAGGTGTTAAAAGTTATCGGAAGCAAACAACTGGAGGACGCAAAATACCCGGCTATAAAGTCGATAATATAAAACGATTTAACAAATTCTCAGGAGGAGAAAAAGAAAATACCAATATCTTTGATATGTTTGAAAAACCAAACCAACCACTACCACCATAACCCAGACAGTAGGGGTTGTGGGTGGTATAAAGCCAGTGATATCAAGGGATAGAGTACAATCACCCATAACCACCCATAACTATATAGGGGGAGAGAATTATTTTTTTAGGATGAATGTTATTTCTACTCTGCAATAACTACTTTTTCCCTTACCTATATAGAAAAGTAGTGGGTGGTGGTGGTTAGTGCCCATAAATGGCTTAACCATGCGATTTTATAGCCACCCACCACTTGATTTAGGGTTGTGTCTACACCCACCACTTTGAGCCAAAACAGGAGAAAAAACATGAAAATCAAACTATTTTATCAAAAACACAATGAATCTTTAGATGATTTTGAATATCGGGTCAATCAATTTACCCTATCAGTATCTGTGATGGACATCAAGTTCCAAGAAACAACTTGTGGCAATTATGAAGACATGAGTACCACAACTTCTTTATTGGTCTTGTACAGGTAACTGATATGAAACTAAAATTACACACACGAGGCGGCAACACCATCACCATACAAGGAGACAGTGCCTTTTATGATGAGTTGGTCAAATACCTTCTTTCTGGCCGACAACCAAACTGGGTAACATCTCCTTCTGCCGTCATCAATTTATCAGACATTATAGCAATCACAAAGGAGAAATAATATGAGAACATTTTCAGACACACCAAAAACATTCACATTCCATTACACTTTTAAAGACTTTGACACCGCTCAGGTAGCTTGCCATGCCATTCTAGGGTATATGACTGGTACTTATGAGCAACCAGTGATTGATGCCACCTATCACAATGATAATCAAGGCGGGCATGCTAATCAGTTAGTCTTAGAATATGCCGAGGACAGAAAGTTAAGCAAGGTCTTCAAGCGTATCTGTGACAGCTTCAAGGACTATTACAACCAACCTGAGGATATGACGGATGAAGAACTTGATGACATGGCTCAAGAAAATGAATTAATCAAGGAAGTTGAGCAACCAGATGGCAGTATTTAATCAATTTTGGGCGTATCAGACACTTTTTCAACCAACGGCACAAGATATTAAGTTAGCTATTTTAGGATACTTCACAGGAACGCTATGGGCTTGTGAGGTGTCCGTATTGGAAGATGTTGAACTTGGCTATCATGTTATCGTCTCTTACGTTAGTTGTTTTGATAAAAGCGATAGACTGCTGAAAATTGCTCAAGCAGTTGAGAATAGTCAGTTAGGATGAAAGGAGGTATTTAATGCAGACAGAAGTGAAAGATGGCTTTATTTATTTCAAAGAAAATGGTAGAATAGGAGTAGTAGAGATACCTACTTTTGGTAAGCTAACCCTATCTAGCAGGGAAGGCTATATTCATCAAGTAGACCACAGCTTTTCTACTAAACACAATCAAAAATAATTATACTGACCGAAGAACGGAGGTATATTCATGAAGCTTAATGGCTTTTTTGGATATACCTCTTTTTGCATTTAAGAAAGGAAAGACACGATGTACAAACAAACTAACAAAACTTACGCCGATATTTTGGAAAAAGTTGAAGCCGCAACAGCGCAATGGATTATTAGAAAAAAAGCTTCAAGCCTTAAAGATGACGTGATTATCACTGATGAGGATATACAAGCTGAGAAAGAGCGTATTTTCATTGAGAAATATGGGACAGCACTGTTTGATTTTAAAATTGATAGCTACCGTAAAGAATTAGATGATTTAAAAATCAAAGCTCGTGAGCAAGTAAACCAATTCAATGATTTTGTAAAGGAACTAGAACAAGACGACCGTTACACAGAACGTGGTAAAGTGGATTTATACCGAGCAGAGCGAAAAAAAGCTGAAGAGACCCTTAAAGAGATTGGAGAAGCTCAGCATAAACTTAATGTTGATATTCAAAAGATTGAAGTAGAATCGGCTCAAAATGCTTGGAAAAAGTTAGAATCTGAAATGACGCCCGATTCAATCACCCCTAGTGAATATCAGTATTTAGAAATGATGTTATCACGTAATGATAGTGATGAAATGCGGAAAAAACTTGCTGAGAAGTTCCATTACCATCTGATGGTCTTGGAGTATTTGAATGCTGACCGTAAATTTGGAGAAGTTATCATCAAGCACCCATTAGAAGGGGTTAAAAATCAGTCAGTTAATTATATTAAAATTGGGGATGTCCGATTGCCTGAGGTTTACGAAAGCACTTATATTCATGAACTTTTGAAGCATTACAAGAATGACATTTACTTTGGCGATAGCTACGCAAATCATGAATGGGATGAAGAGCAATGATGTCATTGGAATGTTTAAGAATATACCTTAAGAAAAGCCAGTTTACAGAGCTTGAACACTTGCTATTCAGAATTATAGTGTTAGGGGGCTATCCTGATGACATGTATTTCCCCTCAAGGGTTCGTACGATCATCACAAGCTTGGTTAATAATATACGTAAGAATTTAGATTCTGAGGGTTACCGTAGTGTCGAAGAATTGGAAGAAGCTATAGAAAAGGCTATTTCAGAGCATGACGAAATCACACAAAAAGGAGGGGGGTGATTTTTATAGAACATGGTTTAACACCTAAACAAGAGAAATTCATGGTAGCAATGGTGACCAGTAAAACTATCACCGAGGCAGCCGAAAGAGCAGGTATCACAAGAGGAACTGCCCATAGATACCTTAAAGACATTACTTTCAAAAAGGCTTGTCGCCGTTATCGTAGTGAGTTAATGCAGCAAACCACATCCTTATTACAGAGTGCCAGCATTGAAGCCGTTGAGGTGCTACGTAACATTATGTTGGATGATTCTATTAGTCCATATGCAAGGCAACAATCAGCCCAAACTATCTTAAGCACTGCTTATAAAGCGCATGAACTAGATGATATTGTTGAAATGGTTGAGGAACTAGAAGCGAGATTTGAAGATGAACAGTAACTTAAAAAAGCGAGTTGATAAGTTAAGGCGACTACATAGTTTAGATAACGCTTCTGGTATTGTCTTTGTAGAATACGCAGATGGCAAGTATCAGATTAAAAAACAAGATCATGTACCTAAATTCATTGAGACTAGACTTATAGCAGAATTTGAAAGCGAAGAAGAAGCAGAAAACTTTTTAAGCACTATTCCAAGTGGTTACATCATTTTTTGGGATATTTTCCCCGAAGAGGTTGAACATGTTAAAAAAAATAAATACTTATAGAAGGCTCGAAATCATCAAGAATAAGCTCGATGAAGCGAGTAAAGATAGTATTGAAGATATAATGCTGGACTGGTTTAGGGCTTTGCATTATGCTCTTAAAGTAGATGATACAATTGATTTACCAACGTTCCTTGAATTTAAGGACAACAAGGCATTGAGAGATAAAATAATGGCAGATCTTGGAGACTTTGACCCATTTGAAGATCTAAATATAGAATAGTTAAACGGTGACAGCATCCCATAAGGTCGTCATAAGGAGATAGTTTTTTGACTGTCTCCCTTTTTCGTCATCTATTCCCCATCAGACTAAAATAAAGCATGGTTTTAGCGCTTCTGTCTGCTAAGTTGATGATTTATATTATAAGCTCTGAAAAGCGCTTAGAAACGATTTTAGAGCCGTTCTTCCGCTATCAAGAATGACTAAAACAAAAAGACGTCCACACGGAACGCCTTCATGATTATATCTGTTAACACAATTATACCACACTGGGGGCTTTCATGAACGCCAAAGAACAACTTAAAGAATTGAAACCACTTTTCGCTTTAATGACCTTATTTGAGGAACAACGAGACAAGGACATCAAGCTAATGAATGCTTTTCGTAATCCTGAGTTACTAAATGGCATCGAAAAAGGTACAGCTAAACAACTTTTATATTTAGCTAAGGAACGTGATAAGAGACTAGCCATGATTGCCACATTGCAAGATGAGAGACAGATTGCCGTTATCAAAGCTAGATACGTGGATGACTTATCATGGGATGAGATACCTGATAAACTAGGTTATTCAAGGAATACCGTTTTTAAATTACATAGAGAAGCCTTAGAGGTATTAGATGAGCAAGAAGAACGCTATTCGTAAATTAAAAGAGTTCCATAGATGGCAACGTATCGCTAATAGCCTTAATTTAACCTATAACGAGTGTTACCAGTTTGATATAGAATATCATCCCTTTAGACGTAAACGCCTTGAAATAAGCCGAAAATGCGCCCTAGAGGAGCTAGATGCTATTAAGCATGCCATTAACCGACTGTCTAAGATAGCATACAGACAAATACTAATTGAGTGTTACTTGGTCAGTGAGAAAAAACCTCTACAAGACATCATAGCAGAACTTAACAGAAGTCAAAGTTGGTATTATGAGACCAAGAAAAGAGCCTTGCTTGAGTTTGTGGAATTTTACAGGGACGGTGTGCTAAAAAAATAATGTTCGTTTATGATAACAGAGCAATAGATATAAATGTTAATAATACAGTGTTAGAAGAGCTTAACAAGGTATATCAATACGGGTAAATAATTGACTGATTCCTCCTTATGTTATACAATGTATTACAGATAAACAAACAGAGGTGGAAGAATATGGCAATGGTATCATTAAGACTGAACAGCGCAGAGGAAGAACTTTTCAGAAGCTACGCTACACACACAGGCAAAACATTATCTGAATTATTCAAGACAGCACTAGCGCAACAAATTGAAGATCAATTGGACTATGAAACAGGTATTCAAGCTTTAAAACGCTTTGAAGAAAATCCCATAACTTATTCTATCGATGATTTAATTGAGGAGTTGGAAAATGACTTATAAGCTAGTGGTGAGTGATGAAGTCAAGAAGCAACTCAAAAAGATGGATAAACATGTAGGGCTTATGTTAGCCAAAGACATGAAGAAACGACTTGACGGGTTAAATAATCCTAGACAATTTGGAAAAGCCCTCACAGGTCAATATAAAGGACTTTGGCGCTATCGTGTTGGTAATTATCGGGTGATTTGTGACATTGTGGATAATGAAATGATTATCCTTGCTTTGGAAGTTGGACACAGGAAAGAGATATACAAGCGCTAG